TACCTACAGCAGCAGTGGCAAACCTACTGCCTCCTGTCATGAATCTTGCAATGTTCATTGGATCAAATTTTTCTTTGATACCTGTAACCTTTGCTCTCATTTTCAAAGAAACAGATTTTGAAATAGCGGATCCAACACCTCGCCCAGATACCATTCTAGACGTAATTAGAGATGTTAAACTTCTGCCTCGTATTTCTTTTGCTGATTGATAGTCCATTTTTTATGCCACCATAGGATGATCGTGGATAGAAGTATTAATTCTTCTAACTATTGTTTTACTAGCCATTACATTTACATTGTTTATTACACCTTGCATTCCTGAATCTGAAACACTCATACCATCGAATAAACGAGAAAGCTTTAATTCTGAGGATCCCTGGCTCAGAGTAGAACCTATTGTTCCTATATTTTCAGGATTTAATGCTTTTTGTTCCCTTAGATTCACACGGTTTATCAGCCCTTGTATTAAGCCTGGTACTTGTTCAGGTGAAGTTGTGCCTATTTTAGTTTCAAATGCTCTTTTGATGTTTTCTGGATTTCTATCGAATTCAGACATTTTTCGAATGAATTCTTCAGGTGTTGATGCGCTTCTAGCATATCTCAAAGCATCTTCTTCAGCAACATATCCATATTGTGCTCTTCTATCTGCCATGTAAATCAATACACGCTCATCATTTGCCAATCTCTCTGGTAATTCTTTCAATAAACTATTTCTTAACGGATTAAATATAGTATTTTCATACCATTGAATTTGCGCATTTAATAAATTTATATTATTTGTTTGCCCTAAAGCTTTCCATCTCTCATCAAATTCTTTAGAGCCAGGTTTCAGACCTTTCAAACCAAATTCTGGATATCTCGTAATAAAATCTTCTATCGAAGATGGGTTATTGGGTCTAGAACGTTTGGAGTTCATGCCAAAAATCCCATAAGATTTATAACCAGGTGAAGGGTCATTTTCTACAATTTGAGTTACAGGATTTTTTTCTCTTTTGCCGACTTCACCTTGAGCCGTCAACGAAGCAGCACGGCGAGCAGTTGGTGTAGCAGTCATTGGTGCGCTGCTTCTGGTAATTGGAACAGCAGTTGATTCCATTGCTTCTCTTAATGGATATGCTGTTACCTCAGCCTGACGTTTATCAACTGGAGGTTGAATTTGTTCCGCTTTTGGTGGTTCTGGTGGCTTCTCTCCTTCAGGAGGAAAAGGTGTAGTTTCCATTCTAACATCAGAATCTTTTACTGTGCCTAGTTCCAAGTCACCTTGTGATATAGATTCGAAATCTTTTGCAAAGTATTGTCGTATGTTTTCATATTCTCTTTTGTAATCTATGTCATCAACTTCTTTTTTTGTTTTATTAAAAACTTCTGTGAATTGTTTTTGAATAGATTCAACCAAGTCAGTCTGCATACTATCTTTAGCCGACGCCATTGCATCTTTGCCAAAAGTAAGTAAACCGATTGTACCACCTAACAATAATAAAGATGAAGGTAATCCTCCACCCATCGCTTTGCGAAAAAATGTTTTTCTTTTTACTTGTTTAGTCGCGCTGACAAATAGATTCACAATCTCTTTGTGTCTATTTTCTTCTTCACCCTTTTCTATTTCTTCGTTCAGGCGTTTGTACTGATAATCTTTTTCCTTCTTTTCTTCAATTTTTTGAAGTAGGGAATAAATTTCATTCAGTTTTTGATTGGCTTTATTTTCACCTAAACCCATTGCTCCCAATACTCGACTAAAAACACTTGACCCTTTAGGCTCAACAGATTTAGGTTTAAATTTATTTTTAAGACTTCCGGCGTAAGAGGATATAGGTGAATTTTCAACATCAGGTTTTTCCTTTTGTTGATTCATTGCTCCTTTTGGAGAAAGAAGATGTGCTATCTGAGGCATTATTTAAATTTTCTTTCGTTTTGTCTTTGTTTTATTTTTAAATTTTCTTCCTCAATATATTGTATAAGCATTGCGACGTAAACATCTCTCTCCCACGGTATCATATTCTCAAGTTCCGTAAGACTATATTTATGGTGTTGCATCAAAGAAAAATTAGTTCTATAATAATTTTTCAGATTGTCATGACAAAAGGTTAGCCGAAAAAATTTTCGAGCCCTTGAACATCAATGTTATGTTGAAATGAACATTTCGAGCACTTTATTTCTATTTTCTTTTCCAGTTTAGGCATATCAGAAAAAAACTCCTCGATTTTCTGAAACTGCTGTTGATTTAAATTTTCAATAAATTCAACCATTTCTTTCTGTGAGACTTCATTACCATAATAATATTGTTCTCCATCATATATGTACTCTACACATTCAGCAATCATTTCAAAAGCAACATCAGAAACATTATCCATTTGAGTTATTTTTTTCAATACAGAATATTCTGGATATCTAAGTTTGATTGTAATATCATCCGTCAATTGAATCAAACTCTTGTCGTTTTCCGGCATCTCAACTTTAATATCTAAAATATTTAAAGAAGTTTTCATCACATTATTACATATTTCACCATTTACTTCATTATTGCATTTATAACTATTTTCAATTAATTCACCCACAGACCTAGCTCTAAGATTTAAAAAATAATATTCAACATCAATCACTGGTAATTTTTCAATATTGATGCCTTCGGTTATTGTGCAATTCGTTAAGACCTGTTTGACATTTTTTTCAATAGAATCTTTATCGTCGGCTTCCATGGCCATTAAAAGATTTTTTTGTTCTTTCACCAAAAATGGTCTAAATCTAATTTGTTTGTTGGATAATGGTAATGTCAAATCATAAATTGGTGTATCAATTTTTGGTAAAGCCATATTTTAAACTCCATTTTTATAATCATCGTTCAGGAACAGGGAAAGCTACAGCACTAGATAGGGGAGTAATTTCTGCATAAGGTCTTTCTGCAACAGAAGACACCTGCACATCAGTAGTTATTGTTTCAACAGGAGGTACAACACCAGATAATGAATCCTGCCCTAAATTACTTGGAAGTATTGGTGGTATATTCTGATAAATCTGGTTTTCTAAGAATTCCATCGTGAGATTTTCAAGAGAATTGTTTCTCCAATTGGTATATGCAAAAGTCACAGTAAGTTTATGATAGCCATCGGATTGCCAATCTAACGATAAAGGATTTACTGCAACGGGAAATGCATCCATCAAATCAACGGAATATGTGTTTTTGTTTGCAACATCATATTGATTTATTCTAATAATTGCTGTATAATCAGCCTTATATTTTATATCATAACTATATGAGGGGTTTATCCAGTTCAACCATGCATCAAACAACTTCTTTTCTCTCATGTCATCACCAACAATGAAAGTCAAAGAAATGTCACTATATGAAGTCATGTATGGAAATTTTTCTTCGACACCATAAATTTTCATGTTCGTTGTAGCAATGGTTCTACCTGGCAATTCTGCCGCCTCACATCGAAGATTCAATCTTCTAACCAGCCCAATGTATGGCACCAATCCTATTGGTACAGGGACAATTACATCAAATCTATTAGGTCTAGCTACATCAGTAGAAAAGCTTGACTTAAATTGAGATATGGATCCAGCCATTAGTATACCCTACTTTTTATTTTATTAATTGATTCTTTGTAAATTTTCTGAGGTGTTGCACCCTTGAAAATTGCTGTCGGTAAAAATAATGCAGTTTCCCACTCATTTGGATATATTGGTACTATCCTTGTTTTAATTTGTGACTTCAAATAATGCTTGATGCAAGGTTTGAATTCTCTGTAATTTCTTGTAGCATTCAATATTTCATATGTAACTCTAAGTCTCTTAGGATCATCATCTTTGTCTAAAATGGCAAAATTCATGAGTTTATCCATGAATGCTGCTCTGTATCTCGGTGGCAAATAATGCAAATTCAGCCCTAAAAAACCATCATTCATAGGCTGAAGCGGTATCACCAACGGAAACATATCATAGTAAGGCAGTTCAGCTTTCGTTAAAGGATCGTAAAAAAAGTGGTATAAACCACCCATTACAAACCTACCTTTTCGGCTTTTATCGTTCACTATCTCTTTTGCCAGATTTACAGGCGATTTTAATTCTTTTATTTTGCCCTGAAACCATGTGAAAGACTGTCTGGATAAGAATTCTTGATCCAGAGCAGTTCTTTCGGTAGCTAATTGAGTAAGTGTGGAAGCCATGCCATATTTATGTTAGAATCGGTATGCGATTAAATCGTAGCCATCGATGAACGTTTTGTAGCCCTTTTGATTCATCACATATTCCATGTATACGGCGTTTGTGTATGTAATGTGAGCAATTTCGACTTTTATGAGGCTCGGATTCACAACACCGTCCATCTGCATGAAAATCTTGAAATCGTATCCCTCTGTATCAATTTGAACGAAGTCTACGTCATGTAAATTGTGTTTTTCGACCAGACTTTTCAGTTTCATTGTTCGTATTTTTTCTTTTACCATCATTGGAACAATATAATCAATATGTTTTTCCGGTGTTAAGGTTGAACAACCGTCAGCCCATTCTGGTGCACCTTCTGTTCCCGGTGGTACTCGGTGAATATAATCTTCACCATCTTGTTCCGTAATAGCGGCACATTCAAAATCAAGCCCATATTTCTGACTGTAATTATCGACAAGCTTTTCAAACATATCAGGCAGAGGTTCTACTAGAACACCTTCCCAATCGAAACACATGATGTAAGAATTCAAATCATCATGGCTGACTCCATCCATGGCACCGATTTGAAGAAATTTTAATTTCCCATCTTTAATTTCATTATACCATGTCAAAACTTCTTTGAATGTTTTTGGATTTTTTGGTTGTTTTTTTGTGAGCCATTCCAGTTCTGTTCTTTCAGGCCTTTCAGTGTACCAGCCTGTACCTTTTGATACGTTAATAATTGATTCAAAATACTCACGATACATTTTGCCAATTTTCTTGAAATTATAATTTTCGGCTGCCCATTCACGACATGCATGAGGAGAAATTGTTGTGATATTTTTGGCTGCCCACAAAAATTGCTCGAAAGTTCTACAGCGATAACCTGTGACACCGTGTTGTACGGTTTCTGTGAAAGCACCCCAATCGACAGTGATCACTGGAGTTCCGGAAAGCATTGCTTCGATTGCCACATAGCCAAAAGGTTCGTTGTAAATTGTCGGGCAAAATAGACCCATAGCTTCAGACATGAGTTTTTTGCGTGTTTCTATGTCAGCATAGCCGACATACTTAACATGTTTCGGCCATTCATTTCCTAAATTACAATCACTAGGGCCATGTGTTGTACCAGCAAGTATTAGTTTTTTACCTATTTTTTCTGTCACTTGTGCAGCAATATCAACTCCTTTTGACCACACCATTCTACCACACATTAGAAAATAATCTTGTTTACCAGACCAATCTTTAAAATCGAACTCGGATAGATCGAATCCTGAAGGAATAACCGCATCGTAAAATTTATAGTTTGCGGTTGAAACATTTTCTGGGCCTTGTAACCCATGCATCACCGCATACGATTCGTATACTTTGTAAGGTGCGAATTGGGAAGGATAACCAAT